GCCGTTAATCCCCACATAAGCAAGCGAATTAACGCCAGATACGTTGATTGACAGGGCTGATCCGGCCCCTACGTTCGTTGCCGATCCGGTTGTTGTACATTGTACATAAAGCAAGGCGTAAATTGCTGAATATGACCCGGAATCCGTAATGAGTCCGAGGCTTGTGCCTATAGTGTATGTAAAATTATACTGGTCGATTACTGTTATTGTGTATGTCCCGTTAAGGGCATTTTGAGAAGCCCCGGTAATCGTAACCGTCAATCCGCTTGACAGCGTATGCGGGATGCTGCAAGTCGCCTGCACAGTCCCATTGGCATTATACGCAAGGGTGCCTATACTCCCAGTGTAATTATTCACAGTGGAGGGCTGTTGAGTCTGGAATATAAGCGATAAATAAGGCAAGTTTGTGTTTATGGGAATAGCCGTATTAAGGGTTCCCCCTACCGCGCAATATCCTATAGCTGCCGTAGGCTGTAATTGAGGACAATTATCAATACCTGCCGATATCCCAAGAAAAGCATCGTCCTGGGTTTGCACAAACGACTGAGCGATTGCATCCTGGATCGGGTCCTGAAGCGCATAACCGGCAACTGCCGCCGACACCGCTATCGCCTGGGCGGTGCCTCCATTGATTGACGGGTCAACCCCAGGCAGTACATTATTGAATTTTGCTTTTATGTAAGCGATAAGGTTATTAAATGTTTTGATAACTATGCCCATAATCCCCTCATTTTAACTTGTCTGTTTTCCGACTGCATTCCATAAGGCCGTAAACTCGGATATTTGGTTAGGGTCAATCGTTATGGTCCCGGTTATGTTATTCCCGCTGACAACGGCCTTGACCTTTTGCGCCGCGCCGATATTGATGAAATATTGTAAAGCGTGTTCAGCAAGCGCCGCAACTTCGTTCAGGTCCTTCGGCGTACTCCGGGCCTGCCGCTTTGTCCAGATAAAAGACCCTGACTCATAACCCGATTCCTTTGTGAAAAGATCGCCTATCCATCCGCCCCTTTCTCTGGGCGCCGCCGTGTCATATTTAGTCCCGCGCCTATCACAAAATAACTGATATAGATAGAGCGTGTCAAAGCCCTGGACATAAGTAAAGTCCTTATTATTGCCTATCTGAATATCGAAATTACCCTGCGGATCCTGGACCCAGTATAAATCAATTACGGCCATAATTAACCCTTAAATTACTTGATAGATTATCGGCATATGAAATTGTTGTAAAATTTAGTCTTTCAGCAGGTTTGCGAGCTCTGTTAACTCATTGGATATTGTTACCAGATCGCCTGGATTATTATAAGTACAGGGTCCATTCGGTGCCGTGAAAGACCCGGACGATATTATGTTTTGCACGACCGTAATAACCTTTTTGAGAATATTATGCAATGTAGCATTTTTGTTTTTTACCTGCATTAAACCATCAGCCGTAGCTACAAAACGGTTAGTAAGCGCCGGAACCCCAAAAGATACTTCCCCCGGATTCAATGTTTTATCCGTGTTTACGGGGTCGGTGACAAACACGAACTGATTATCGCCCTGGCTATAAAATTGCCCCATAATGCCCATTAATTGATAGCTTGTAGGTGCATTCATCTGCATACCGTAAGGCACAACTAATAAAATAGGCTTATTTGTTATGTCAAGATCGGTTAATTTGGCTACAGGCCCGGAACTCGATGTTACCGTCACCGGTTTAAAACAATCTCCCATTTATTACCTCCGGGTTTGCGTTATGGAATCATTTATTGATTTTCCCTGCTTCCAAGCCTGGCTTGCAGGAACTGGAGTATACGTCACGGCGGCTTCAAAGGAATTAGGATCAAGCGGGTTAGCGGCATCGACCGATAATGATACTCCGTAGGCATCGGGATAAGTCAGTGTCATTGTCGTGATAGACCCTCCGGCTAACGTGTAATCGTATTGTATTGCCTTGATTAAAAACCACCCGTAAATTCTCCTTTTATCATCCCTCACCCTGACTAACTGGCCTATATCCCATAATTGCCCGTTTGCGCTGAAGCCCTGAACCTTAACGACATATTTAAACGACCTGGCGCGCCTTAAATTAACCTCTTCCTGCGCACGCATAGCGCATAAAGCATTGGAAGGCAGGGGAGATTGGGCGAAAAATTCAAGATACCTCGTACTTCTGACTTCATTGTCCATAGCAACACCACTATAAACCCCGAGACCATTCAAGGGGTTTTGCTGTGAATATGTCGTATTGCCATTCGACCATACTTTTATAGTTCCATACCGTTCTTCCCAGTCAATATTTAAAGATCCGTCAAGAATATTGTTGTTTTTCCCGTCCCTCTGCCATAACAACATAGTTTTGAGCTTATTTAAGTTTGAAAAATTACGTAGTAACAAATTCCCGGCCCCGTCATTGTTCATAATTACGGACACCACCCTGGCGCATTCCGTTAAATACTCCCCTGCTCCGGTCCCCATTTCAGCGGCTTTCACAATAGGGATTCCATTAAGAAACGGCATAGGTAAAAGCCCGCGCTGATTATTTACACCGATTGAACCTAATCCAAGTCCGTTCAAAGTCGCTTCAATAATCTGTGAAAAATCAGTATAAGCCGTTGGAATCCTGACTGCCTGAGGGACACTTGAGTCTATTAAATCCTGGACGCTATCCCTGACGCTAAAACTAATATTATGACTGCCATCATCTTCAGTATCTTCAACGCCTTCCGAATACCCGAATAATGAGGAAGGAAAACCATCCAAAAATACTTTTACACCGTCGCCCTGTTGGATAATGCTTAAATCGTCTTTTGGCTCACTGACGGTAAGCTGGCAATGCCCTGAAATTTCATCGATGGATTTCGACAAATTCATTTGTGTAAAATATTGAAAAGGCTGATTGCTTACTTCGACTAATATTGACATATCACATTTCCAATATATTTACTTGCCCGGAAAATAATAACGTACTTTGGCTTTTATTCAGACTGATTAATATTTGCGTATAAGTGTCAAGGTCATCCGAATTCTGCATATACTCCCCGTAAAGTTCGTACGCTAATTGCCTGGGGCTGATCGGAAGTTGTACATTGATTGCAGTGACATTGCTCATCTGCTGTTCAATCTGGTATAGAGTTGATATAGTATTGTTTTTCAGGACTTCCATATCGGGTTTAACGTCCTGGATTATTAAAATAGTTGTATCATTTTCGACAAGAAGATTGAAATAATTATTGATGTCGTTTATAACTGACTGGACCTGTTGAGCGGTCGTGAATATCTGCAAGCCGGCCTGTTCGCACATAAATACAAGTGCCGCCATTCTTATAGAATTTACTACGCATAGCCGGTTATTATTGCGCTGTTGCTGTTCCCATGTCGTTCCGGCCCATAAATTTATAGTGGTATTAATCGTAATTGCCGCCGGGGCCCCGGTCTGTTTAAGTACAAATCCGCTATTTATGTCCTGCATTGTATTTGAGAGTGTGTTCCCTGAAGTGGTTAATGCCCTTGCAGAAATATAACCGTTCGATTGACCGTTAAGCGCAGCTCCAGCCTGGGCAATTAATCCCTGGATAGGATCGAGTAAAAACGATGCTACGCCCGTAGGTGACGTAATATGTTGAGATAATAAATTCGCTATATTATGCCCTATGCTTATGGCTCCGCTTGTTTGCTGCAATAATGCCGCTATAGACTGAATGTCGGATAATGCCGTTTGAAAACTATTAGCTGTTGCCGGAGTTACGTAATTATTTGCAAAAGAGTTCTCGATAGCATTTAAAGAGACTGTCCCCTGGTTAAATACATCCGTCTGGCTTGCATCGGCAGTTTGCGGGGAAGGCTGAGATACGGTCTCCGTAAAATTAACGGTTAAAGGAATCTCCCCTAAATTCGACTGATCGCTGGAAGCATCAGCCTGTTCCGCGATAACACTGGTCCATACCCCCAATGTCGGCAAATATAAAGTGCCGGGTTGAGGATCCTCCATAACCCGTTTGAAATTCTTAAAATCAGATACATAAGTCGGGCCTGAAAACGTGATAGTCATTGATGCCTCAAAAGGCCCCTTGCCGTGCGGTTCCATATATCTGATTGACGTACCCGGATAATCGTGCCTTATCCATTTTTGACCGATCTGTTTTATGGTTTCGCTCGACACTAAAAACGCAATGCCTTTGAACCGTCCCGG